TTAACAGAATCACAGAGTACAGCACACTCTTGTTAGTATGCTGTAGAAAATGAACTGTTGCCATGAACAAATTTATAAAGCGCATGTGGCTCTGCGCTGTTACTCACTCGTGTAGTCAGGTCGGGTTGCAACCTATAACTACTCGCGGGATCGCTCGCTCCGCTAGTTCCGTCTTGTGACGAGTGCTTGTAATTAAGTTGTCAAGGAGCTGGTGGTGTGCGGTTGACCCGTCTCCCACCGATGAACCTACCATACCATAGCGGACAGGTTGTGTCAACCCCAAGAACCCAGTGGAACCGTGTAGCCCACTAACTGATGCCATCAGCGTTGCTTATGCATCCGTACTGGTGTGGACAGGTTGAGATGGGAATAGACAGTGGTGTGTAGTTAGTAGTGTCGTGCGTGAGTGTGAAGGCAATGGGCGGACAGATAAATTCATAATGATACGAATGCGTATCAGTTAATAATAGTCATACGCTGCAGTATCAGCTACTAACAATTATGTACACACTAGGCTGCTCGACTAGATTGCGTATCTAGCGCGTCCTGGATGCCGACGCTATGCGCTATTTCAATAGACGGCACGGGGGGACTGGCGTCCTGTACAGACGATATAAGGCTTCTCAAATTTCTGTCAAAATTCTTAGATGGTGATATGCTGTGGTGGGCCAGCGTAGTTGCAGCTACCTGACCCGTGACCAGTCCAACCGTGATTGAACTGATGACTTCATTGTCCAGTAATTTCCACTACAGAAAGGAAAACCAAAGCATTCCTTCGGTTTTAACCAGAAAACCAAGCCGTGTCACAGTGACCATCCCTTGGGCATTAAGACAGTCACTTGAGGAAAGGAGTGACAAGGAAGGAAGAAGTCTAAGTAACCTAATTGCTTACCTTTTAGAAACTAGCTCCTAGAAGCCTCTCTAACACCCCTATTTCTCATCATACTGCTCTACATACCAAGGAGCAGTTAAACGCATCTCAGAGACGCCTAGAGCGTTATCTCTTGGTGTCTCTGTATACGTCGGTGTAACCATATCAGGCATAGGTTGTTCATGAAGCGTTTCATACTCTTTAATCGCTTCATCAACTTCTACTTTCACCCGATTATCAATGAGCTTTGTCTCCACCCAAACAAGGAGACCTAACAGCAGGTGATCTACCCACGGTATCTTAGTTCTCCATGCTTTATAGAGTGCTTTAAACTCATTCAGTCTAAGTTCTTGTCCCACATTGCTGCACTAACACTAGGAAGGAATTGATACAGGAGATCTTGTATCTGTGATGCTATCAATGCATGTTCTTTTTGAGTACCATTACTGGTTCTAAGATCACAGTAATGCAACCAAGACCTGATAGAGCCATTCATGTACAACTTAGTTGGTGCTGCCATAGGTAACACCTCTCTTGCACACTCTTTAGCTACACCTGCTGCTACCAGTTCTTTGTAGAGACCATAGCAATCAGAGTAAAGACTACCAATACGGAACTGGAAGTGTTTCTTCAACACCTCATCTAGATCATCAATACTATTCTGTCTGTTCTTTGTATCTTGTCTCCTAAGCTCCGGGATAGAGGCTTGTTTCTCTACCTTGGCATAACGTTGACTAAACTCTTGAAAGCTAAAACTACGATGCCTAAGGATCTGTGCTGCAATAGAACGTGTTGTCTCAATAGACACACACATGTTCACCATTTCAAAAGGTGACCAGTGTTGATGGTCAATAAGGTACTTAATCAAACGAGCACTTGTCTCAGTGTTGTTTTGATTGGAGGGGTTAGATACCCTAGCCATATAGGCTATAAGAGCTTCAGCATCAGGAGTGATGTGTACTAGACTTACTTGGTGGGTCATAAGTAGTAGTTAGTGGTGGTTGTGTATAGTCTCTACGTCCTCCCACGCTTCGCTGTGGTCGAGAGGAGAGTTACTCAGTAGTTGTAGTGGATGTGCTTACAGAATGAACTAAGAGGGGGGAGATTGTGTCTTTGTTCCCTCACTGTTCATTAGTAAAGGGGAAGATGATCAAGACAACTTGTTTGTCTTGGAGTCTTCCCCCCATCGGGAGAGTGATCCACCCTTCACTCCCCCTTATACGGGTGGGGTTAGCCGAGATCGCAGTCAGTGACTAGGTTTTACCCACATTGGAACTGAGCTATTTGTTGTCTTACCTCTAGCTTGTCTTCGTTGGTCTATATTGAAACCAAGAACGAGGTGATTAGTGGCTGCTTGGGGGTCATCTACGAATGTTTCAAGCAGGTCTTGCCAGTCTTCTTGTTTACGTTGTTTAACAGCTTCATAAGCTGAGATAGACATAGCATCAGTGAAGTATTTAACACCTTGAGCTAAGCTATCTAATCTGTCGTCATGTTTTACGGCGCCTTTTTCTCGGCACATCCTAGACATCTGATAGAACAGCATGTATAGGAGACGCTCCTCGGGTGCGGCTTCCTTATTCGAGTTGTAGTCCCATTCCACCACAGACCTATCAACAATAAGGCGATGTTGATTAAGGACAGGCTCAAGGGAATCAATAATACGGTCTTCTTTTCGGACATTTGCCCGGACTTCTTCTACGTCGATTGCTTGTTTAGTTTGTTGGAGGTGTTTCTTAAAGAGTTCAGCTACGATGCCATCACCGAAGTTAGTTTCGATGAGTAACTTGGTTACGTTGAACTTTTTACAACCTCTAAGAATATCTAGGAGTGTGTCGTCGCTATAACCATCACGATAGGCACGTACTTCATGGACATACAGGAACCCGTTACGTTGACTGATGTATGTAGCTGCTGTCTCGTCACTACCACGACCACTGGGGTCTACGGAGCAGATCGTTTCTGTGTAGGGAGCCCATTCCCCTTGTAATTGCATCGGGGAGTAGAAGTAATCGCCAGGTAAGCCAACCGTAGGCAGATCCTTGAGCATATTACGAGGGTCACTGCACCACACAACAGCATCCGGCGCTTGAGTCGGATTAACGGAGGTAATGATGAGGTCTGAGAACTTAAGTGGGAACTTTTCTGCATCACTCAACGTGGTATCAAGCATGAACTGCAACATGAAGTTGCTACGACCCATAGCTGCTTCACGTTCCAACAGGTCATCAGAGCTAAAGCGATCAGGATCAGTAGGACCCCACTCCTCTGCGCCCATCTCGATGTCTTCAACGATCTGTGGGCTAAGGAGGTTCTCGTATTGGCTGAGCTTGTCCTTACGTGGGTAGCGAGCAGGCCACACAAATGGACGATAGTTACGTTCTGCTAGCTTTCTGTAGATGGTGAAGGTAGTCTGTGGAGTGCCAAGGTACATAATGCGTGAGTCCTTCTTCGGTGTGAGGATGGACTCCGCTTCTGTACAGAGCTGCAAGAGTTTCTCTCGCATCATCTCTGTCATGGAGTTGCCAGGCACTTCGATGTCATCGAGAATCATCAGGTCAGCACGAGAACCAGTTAGCTGACCCGTAATACCAACCGACTTAACGGATGGTGCTTGGTGAGGTGAGCAGTTCACGTCAAATGAGATACGTGACCAGCGAGCATCATCTGACTTAGGCCTTAGGTGCGCTAACCATGGGGTCTCAATGATCAGCTTCTGGAGAAAGATGGACATGTTATCTGCACGCTCCTTACTAGCGGAGATAATCATGATCTTCTTTTCTGCATCGTTGAATAGGGTCCACAACACAAACGCTCCGGTAATCCAGCTTTTACCGACTCCTCGGAAAGCTGAGATCTGTAGTCGTTTAGGACCGTGTTGTAAGTAATCAGCGATAGCGTATTGTGCTCGTGTTGGGGAGGGTAGATCTAGTTGTTGCCACAGTGCTTGAAGGAACAGCTTGAAATCGCCCTTTAGAGCCTCTAAAATATCTTGCACGATAGAATGTACCTAAATGATGTTAGACAGGGCTTCTGGGACCTCCTGGGATAGCCAGACGAAGCCATCCTGCTGACACCATCCAAGGTAATAAACACCAGGTTTATAATTACGGGGACCCATTCCCGAGGAATAACCAACAGTTCCGTCAGCTTTAATTCGTCTTGTAATTTTCTTTGTATCAATAGGGTATGCCGTAATTCCATCCCAAACAATAAAATCGGCAGGACCGTCTGGTGCCATATTTATAAACACCTCAAGTCCTGCCTCAAGAAATACGTTGGCAGCTTTATATTCAACGACACACCCCCTCTTTGAACAAGAGAGGTGATTCATATGTTATAGCGATTTAATCGGCAAGCTTTACTCGTGGCTTACCGTAGGTATTAGTGATTCGTTCAATCTGACCAATACGGAGGTTATTTGCACGTAGTTGCTGTTGGGGATCCTTAGGTCTGATACGTGTCTCAGGGTCGTAAGGGATCCGCATCATGGCTCCGATATTCAGAGCAGCATTCTTGGATGGTGAGAAACCATGGCCTGTCATTGCCCGACCAATAGGGTTCTTACCGTCTACGTAAGCGATCTTTAGGTTACGTAGTAGCTCTTGGATAGGATTGAGCTTTTCCTTTTTAGTGTCAGGCATGGTTAAGATTCACGGTTACCAAAGACAGCCTTGTAACCACTCTGGATAAAGTTATTGAATAACTTGCCAGGATCTATAGGCGCTGAGGTTGGCATAGTTTGGCCTCGCGTACGTGCTACCGTAGCGGTACGTGGACGTGACTGTGCTTGAGGTACAGCAGCTGGTCGTGGCATAGGTGCTGAAGGTCGAAGATTTTGCTGTTGTACGTACTTCTGACCTTGACGTGCTGCTTGGGCAATACCTAAAGTTTTTTGAGCAGCCTCAGCTCCAGCCACAACCATAGGAATTGGAACCAGAGAAAGACCGTCAGCAACTAGATTGGCACCATCCCAGAGAGCAGTTTCGACTGTATCTGCGTTTGGATTCGTAACGGCAGCGTGAGCTGATTGACCGAATACAGCAGCACCTAGGGGAAGGCTTGCCCACATAGGAGCAGTGTTCCTGGCGATGCGAAGAAGATTTGAGCCTGAAGAGTTTGTACTTGGCCTAGGCTTAGGAGCAGGTGCTTTAACATTAACGGAGCCTAAGGTTCGCGGATCAACTTTAGTTGTATAAACCGGAGCAGGATTAGAAGGTGCTTGAGCATAGGTTGAGATACCACGCGCCTCAAGACCAGCAGTAGCAAGTGATTTTGCATCTAGAGAACCACCAGATTTAGCGTGGTCATACATAGCAACTTCACTGAGACCTTGATCGGCCAGGTCTTGGAACGTCCTGTTAAAGGTTTCAAGCTGATCAGCAGGTATGTAGCGTGACCTCTCATCACTACCCAGTAGGGCGCTCACATAAGGATTAAGGAGACGCTCTGTACCAGACCTTGCAAGTAACCCTGACTCTTGTAGCTTTGCTTCGTAGAGACCAGAGACTTTAGTGTTAGCTACGCCAATATTGAGACGTTCATTGTTCGACACAGGGCGGGAAGGGTTTGCGGCACTCCTTCCGTTCATTTGATTAAGAACTGCAGATTCAAGACCAGCCGCTCGATTACTAGCTGGAGCACCGCTAGCAGAGGTATCAATGTGTCCCTCATTGACAGACATCCCTAATGTAGGGGCAATCTCTCTGTTTTCAGCTACACCTGCATTCCAATACTTACGTTCAAGTCTTCGTAAGTTGTCAGCTTCACCAACACCAACCCTTGAATCAATAGCGTCTTGCATACCAGGGGACATACTGTCCCTGAATATCCGGCCCTTGATATTGCCGTTAGATTCAAAGACATCAAACTGAATGCCAAGTTCCTGCATGGCTTGCTTTTTGGAGCGGCCTTGCTTGATTTTCTCTTTGACATCGTTCTGCATTTCAATGGGGTCATTGTAATGCTGCGGGAAGATGTTGTATTGCTGGTATTCTTTGAAGACGTTTAGTTTGCCTTGGGGGTCCTCGGTTGTATAAACACCTGCTTTCTGTAAGTCAAGTAGTTTTCTATGTTGCCTTCTCGCGGAAGGCATTTTCCGCTTTGACATCAGACATAAAAAAACCGCCCCTTTCGGAGCGGCTTATACGTGTATGTACAGGTTGATCAGGAACCAATCACTCGGGACTGTCCTGATTGCTTACGCTTCCGCTCATCCATGTAGCGGCTCATCATGTCCTCTCGACCAGCACCAGGACGACGACGGGGTTTGGAATCACGAGGTTCAGGAGCCTTCGGTTTGACTTGCTCCTTCTGTGCTTCTCGATAACTATCAACACCCGAAGAAGTCTTATTCGTCATCTTGGAACCATCAACCTTAGTCTTGGCTGAATAGCCACCACCTTGGAAGTTCTTTGAGCTACTGGGCATTTTTGTTGCCTTAGAGCCATAGGAAGACCCAGCCTCTTTTACAGGATCCTTTCCTTGACGCTCCATCGAGCGGTTACGCATAGCGCGAAGCTCTTCAAGATCGTCTTTAATTGTTTTACGACGCTCAGCCATAATTACTTAATATGCGATAAGATAAGTTGCTCTCTAGGAGTGATACCAAATGTTTGTCTCATCCATTGGAGCCAGTTGTGACTTCCTTTGTCCTGATTACACTGACGACAGCTGGGTACGAGGTTTGAAGTAAGGTCTTCGCCACCAAAACACTTAGGGCGAACGTGATCCAGAGTAAGTTCATGTAATTCATAGGTTTCTCCACAATAAACACATTGACAGTTGAAGTGCTCTTTGATAGCGCGTCTCCACATACGCTTTGCTTCAGGACTTGTCATTGTTATTAGGTTGTATATGTAGTGATCAGGACTTGGAAGCAGTGGTGTCATTTCGCGTACTTTTTACCAGTACGAGGTCTACGTCGATTCTTGGAAGGGGATTCTTTCTTACCAGTGTTAGGACCAGTATGTGAGGCATCCATGCCATCACCGTTGCCGTATGTACCAAGCTTGCGATTGAGCTTGTTAGCAGCAGTACGAATCTTCATTCCCTCGGTAGTTTTGTTGTATGCCTTCTGTTGCTTAAGACGTTTAGCCTTAGCCTTAGGATTAGACTTGTAATAACTAGCCGTGGACTTTGCCATACAACCTCTTCTGTACAAGATCAGGATCTACCTTTGGTAGGACAGTTGCTAGCTTCTCTAGTGGGTTACCGTCATAGGCAACACCGCTAATGTCATTCTTAGCAAGCCAGTCACAGGCAGCCTTCAGGTCAGCAGTTGATGCCTCACCTGATTTAATTCTATTTAGCAACTCCTGAGTGACCATGTTATGGAGTTCATTAAACATGTCCTCAGTTGCTTTATTCTTAGCCATTTCTAAGGACGATTTGGTCTAGTTTGTTTTCAATGCGGATCATGTGATCCTCCATCTTCTGAAGAGCAGCAGATAGCTCTTGCTTCTGTACGTAGTGTTCAGCAACACGTAGTTCTACCTTATCTACACGACTATCAACGTCGCTGATCTTGCTATGTAGACGGTTATGTACAGAGATGATGGCAGTAAAAAGAGCAATACTTGCTGCTACACCTGCTTCAATCATTTTCGGACATCAATCGAATAAGTTTCTCGGGGTAGGCTGGGTCGGTTGCATAACCTTCACGTTGTAGAAGGCGTGCGCAGTCTTCACGAGACACAGCTCGGTTGACGCCTTTGTAGGTTTTGTAGTCGTGATACCAACGATCTACGAGATATGAGACACAGGTCTTTAGATCTGGGAAGTCAATGAACCCTGCACGGATGGTGATCCATTTACCGTTGATGAACTCTTTGGTTTCACGCTCAGTACCTGAACCCTTCAATCCAAAGAAGTTGTTCTTACCAGATGTGTGTTTACCATACCCACTCTCTAGTGCCCATTGAGCAGCAACAACTTCTGGATACTTAGCTCCAGCATCCTTTGCAGCAGCTTTCACTCCCGCCCAGGTGTTGTCGTAGGTAGTGACAGGACGTGTCTGTTGGGTAGAGCGGAATGTCATAAACCAGCCAGTTCCAGAACCCTCTACTTCCCAACGCTTTAGCCAGTTACGCCAGGAGTACTTAACGCTCTTACCACCACGACCAACAGTGACGTAACCGCCGTTGACGTTATCCATCTCACCGTATGGATCGTGGAAGATACCGTGTTCTCCGTCGTCACCAATCAACAGCATCCAGTGACCACCACCAACAGGATTGGATACGTGTCCCTTGTGTAGGATACCAACAGCTACTGGATAGCCAGCTTTGAGTTCATTGAGGAGTGTTTGCTTTGTTCCTTTCTGGTAAAAGGAAGCAAGAACACCGTACTGCTGACAAGCTTTGATTTGACTGGTTGATTGCGTTGTATCACCGTATTTGAGAACAGTTCTCAAGTAATCATCATCTGCATTACTACCAAGCAGCGCATCAGGACGGAGATACTTGACTGCCATAGCACACGTAGAGCTATAGCACATCCGATCTCCGTGCCTGGTAGCACTGTCAGTCTGTAGATAGTATTGGGCTACTTTAAGTATTGTCATAGTGCTTGCGAAGATAGTTTATAGCCTGTGTAAGACCGAATATTGAATCACCGAGTTGACCAATTCCGATATTACAACTGTGACACAACAAGCCTCTAACCTGACCAGTCTGATGGTCGTGGTCAATTACAAAACCAGCCTTACGCTTAGGATCAGAAGAGCCACAACAGGCACAACAATTAAGTTGCTCTTCAAGTAGCTCTTCGTATTCTTCAGGCGACATGCCGTACCGAACAGTTCGGTAATACATGGTCCCACCTTTGCGTTCTGCCCACTCTTTTTGGTATTGGCTTGTGCAGGACTTACACCTTGCCGCTACACCATCAGAGCTTCGGCGCTCATTTGGAAATTCGTGTAACTCTTTATCTTCGCCGCACTTTGTGCAGCGTTTAGTCATAGTCTATTTGAATGTATCCTTAATACGTTGGATCTTGTCATCCTCAGTGCGGTGAGGCTTGATTGCCTCGATACCACGCAGCAGGACTTGAACAATGCTGTTTTCACGCAGCTTAGAAGCACCGACAATCTCGGAGCCAATGAAAAGAGCGAAGAATGCAAGTGCCTCATAGGACACTTTGATGCCAAGAATGGTGATCATGATGTTTACCTAAAGGTAAGGTTTACCAAGGGACTCCAGTAGAAGTCGTAGGAGTCAACTTTTGAGAGATTTGTCCGTCAAGTGCAGTGTCGATCTCGGTGACTTTCTCTTCACCAAGTTGATCCTTCACCCAACCAATGACGATCTCTTCAGTCAGTTGGGGATACGGGATACCGTCAGCTTCAGGTGCTTCAAAACCAAGAGAGCCATAAGCACCAGCTTGCTCACCATCACGGAAACGAGTCACCGTATAGTGAACCGTGTAGACAGTACCAATGTCGTCAAGCTTGCGCTCCATGTTGGCAATCTTGAACACGGTGAAAGGAAAGTCAATACCAGGAGTAGGCATGATATAAATGTGTGGTTGTGGTGTAAAAAAAAGCCCACCGGGATTGGTAGACTCATTTAGAGGTAGTAGTGAGTAGGACTAGCTGCCCACGAGAGCGTTCACCTTGGCTTCCAACACCTCGATCCGCTCCATTGCTTCCTGCAGAGCAGCAGTCAACAGAGGTACCAGCTTGGATTGGTCAATACCTTGGTAGACAGGGTTGCCATCCTCGTCCACTTCATCCTTGGTGCCGGTGACGCACTCGGGGACAACGGATTGTGCTTCGTGTGCGATGAATCCGTCAACCGTGGTGTCGGGATCCGCAATGAAATTGAAGCGGTGAACCTGAAGCTGGTTGACGCGATCAATAGCGCCGGTCAGCGGGACAACGTTTTCCTTGAGGCGGTAGTCGGAGGATGTGCTGTAGCTTGTGTTTGTTGTGCTTACAGTGATCTTGCCAACTTGTACGCTCGGAGTGGCTGCAAAAAACTGTATAACGTTCCCTTTGTTAGTCTTAGAGCAACTAATTAGCCAATCGCCATCAACAGAGTTCTGAAGGTTTAGAAGCGCGTTTTGTGTTGATGTATCTGTTGTGTTGACATACAATCTGCCGGTATTCGTAATCCTCATCCGCTCGACGGGCGATGCGCTGCCATCGGGCGTCGTGCTGAACACCAGCCTGCCCGGCATGTCATTCGCGCCGGGGGTGCCGTCGACTTCTGATCTGATGTTTGCTGTCTCTACAAACTCTGTTCCGTCACTGCCTTGGAAGCTGATTTGACCAACATTATCGCCATCTTGAACAATAGTGTTGCCTCCTACAGTTCCACTACGTTGTTTGCCTAGTACAACTATTGGTCCTGATGTGCTTGCGTCGTCAGCAATGAAAGAGGCCCAAGACGCTGTACCGTTGCCTTCTAATTGAAAACGTGTGTCGAGACCTCCATTGAAGAAGTTAGCCCTTGCACTACTCGTCCCCACCAGCAGGCGACCCGATGAGTCGATGCGGGCTTTTTCGCTGCCATTTTGCCAAAACTGGATAGTGCCAGTGGCTCCACTTTCATTTGAGATGTATGCATCGGCAGCGTTTTGCGAGAAAACCGTGCCTGAATACGTAGAGCCAGATTGGACTCGTACAGCACACCCTCCAGTTGAAGTCTGCAGATGGAGCTGATTAGCTGGCGCCGTGGTGCCGATGCCCAGGCGACCCGCTAAGTCGATGCGGGCTCGTTCGAGGGAATTCGCCCAGAAACCAAGAGAATTATCGTTGTGATTGTATTGAAGACGGCCAACGGCAGATGACCCACTATCTGCAAAAAAGACACTACCCGTTGCGGTTGCAGTAGAGGAGATAGTGATACCAGCGGAGCCGTTTCTTTCAAAGTTGGCAACAGAGGCAGTTGCTGGTGTAGCCGCCGAAGCACTGGACTCAACAACGTGGAGAATATCGTTTGGCGCCGAGGTGCCGATGCCGACGTTGCCCGAACTGTCGATGCGGACTGCTTCGGTATTAGTTACTTTGAAAGCTAGTTGTGTTCCAGAAGCCGATCCAGAAGTGTTAAGTGTAAGTATCTTGTTTGCTTCGTCAGACACAACACGAAGCATCGGGTTGTTAGTTTGACCTTCAATACGAAAGCGAGCTAATTCAACTTCACCCGTTGAAGATGCTGACACCTGTAGCTTGACTGCCGGCGCCGTGGTGCCGATGCCGACTTTCCCGTCCGATGTGATGCGCAGGCGTTCTCCGACTGTCCCGTTGCCGTCATTTGTCGAAAAAGCAAGCGCTCCACCTACTGATGTTGTGTAGTTGGTGTAGACACTTGAGATCGAAGCAAGACGCTGTGCCGTAGCGCTGTTGCCTTGGTTGAAATTAAGATTTGACGTTCGACCAAATGCACCGCTATCGGCATTAACAAGCGTAATCGCTGCATTTGAATCAGACAGGGAATTGCTAGTGTCTGAAGATGAAACGGTTAAATAGTCGTCTGGCGAACTCGTACCCAGACCCAGCTTCCCGTCCGATGTGATGCGGAGGCGTTCGCTAGCGCCTGTAGTGAAGATGTGCGTATTTGCATTTAAGGATGCACGCTCAATCTTGTAGGCATCATTGCCGCCATCTACCTTCAGCAAGAAGTGACCATCTGTTGTTGTGACTTGCTGATCCCAGAAGACGGCCCCTACCTGGCCCAGTCGCAGTGTTGCAGATGAAGCATTGCTACCTGTTGTAACTCTCAGTTGGGAGGCAGTTCCTGCTGCAGTCTGAACGTGAAAATTAGTTGAAGGGCTGCCGCCTACTCCAACATTCCCACTCGCATCAACAAACAGCCTCCCCGTGCCACCCGTGCTGATGGCGACTTGATCGGCGCCGGGGGAGTAGATGCCGGTGTTGGGATCACCACTAATAAAGACGGATGGACTTGCTGCACTACCTGCAGTAACACCAAGAGCACCTGTCATGGTGCCACCAGCGATGGCAAGCTTGTTTGTGTCAAGACCCGAAACATCACCCTGGAGCGTCGTGATGGCATCGCCATACCGTGTTTCAGGATCCTGTGGGAAGTACTGAAGCCAGGTCCAAGTAGAACCAGTACCGTTATAAACAAGACGAACACCAAGACCAGAGTCACCAACGAATCCGCTAGGAACACCAGTCAGCGGTGTAAAGCTTTCAATACCAGTGGAATCAGTAACTTCAACCGCATCACCATCGCTAGGGCTACCTGGAATAGCAGCGACATCAGCAACAATGGTAAACAGCAATGCGTTAGCCACTGCACTGATTGCCTGATCAGCTTTACTGTCAGCAGCATTAGCTGTAGTCACTGCACTGTTGGCAGTAGTAACAGCATTGTTAGCTGTTGTTACTGCAGAGTTAGCAGTTGATACTGCAGTACTTGCATTGGTCGATGCAGTATTGGCTGTAGATACAGCAGCAGATGCATTAGACGAGGCTGTGTTAGCAGTGCTAATAGCTGTTGCAGCATCAGCAGCAGCAGAGTTGGCAGTGGTTACTGCACCGTTGGCTGTGCTGATAGCAGTAGCGGCATCAGAGGCAGCGCTATTGGCCGTTGCAGTAGCAGCGTTAGCTGTGTTGACTGCTGTAGTGGCATTAGAGCTTGCCGTGTTAGCCGTAGACACAGCAGCACTAGCATTACTAGAGGCTGTGTTAGCCGTGCTGATAGCAGTGTTCGAGTTAGTCTCAGCAGTCTGTGCGGTGGTGAGTGCCGATTGAGATGTACTAAGAGCTGTGTTAGACGTTGCAGTAGCTGAATTAGCCGTAGTGTTAGCAATCTCAGCTTCTCGGTTCGACTCCTGCGTTACATACAAGTTCTGAGTGAAGTTATCATTCAGATCCTGTGAACGAATAGCAGAACCCGGATAGAACTGAGCAGCCAGATCAGCATCATCGGTTTGTCTGTAGATCCGAATAGCAACACCATTTGCAGGTGCAGTGTTGAATTGGATCGTTGTAGCGTTGGCTAAGGTATATGCAGTTGTTACGCTACCGTCAAGGGAAACCTTGATGTCAGTAGTCTCTAGGTATGGAAAAGTAAAGGAATAGTTGGTGGAGGATCCATTCCCGGTGTAAGTATTCTGAGTAACAGCCATTAAGGATTACCGATAGATTTGAGTAAGTTTCTCAATTTGAGCTTTACGCCGGTCAGCTGCACGAGCAGCATCATCAACACGACCCTGCTTCATGTAGTTTTTATTTAGGATGGATTCTTGAATGGCATTCCACATTGCGGGATTGTCATTCTGTAGACGCATCTCTGCCACCTTTTGAGCATCTGACACAATGTTATTAAGCACGGTGTAAGCCTCTACTTGAGCAGCGTCAATTTCATCAGAAGGACGACCTTTAGCACGCATTGCACGGATGCGATCTAGTTGGTCGTTGTACTTCTTATTAGTACGTAGTTTGTCGAACTGCTTCCAGATCTGCTGCTCACCAATGTAGCGATACAGAATCTCACGTTCAGCAGGTGTGTACTCGTGGTTACCAGACGAGTCTTTACGGATCATCTGAAGACCATCCCAACCTGTATCAATCAGCCACTGACGCCAAGGCTCAGCACCGTCGCTAACCTTGACAGGACTAACAGCGTTAAGGGCACGCAAGACAGGATTATCAATGTCATTCAGAGGCTTACCTGTATAGATATCAATCTGCTCAGGAAGCGTGCTAGAGAAGCCAGGAAGACGGTTCTTGACATAACCAATCATGTCATTATAGATGTCCTTCTGGGAGTTTGTAATAGCGTTACTAGCAACACCAAGGAGACCACTCATAGGCACTGCAGCACGCGCTTCATTAGCGATATAACGAGCAACTGCAGAGTCATCACCGTTGATTGCAGCAACAAGAGGCTCCAGACCAGAGACAAAGGTTTGATTAACAAAGGTAGAAGCAAATGTCCACATCACCTTGTCACGGATGTCTTCCATCAGCGTGGAACCAATGTCACGTGAGTAGTAGGCAGCGTCAGCTATAAGGGTAAGAACAGGATCAAAGGCAGGAAGACCTGCATAGCTCACCCACTTACCACCGATATTGATAGTCTTCGGATTCCAACCAAAGTTGTCCCTAAGCTTCTTACGCTCACTATCATTTAACGGTCCATTGCCACGGATCTTACCGGCCATAGCATGACCAAATAGACCGCTAACAAGGAGACCAGAGAATGCAAGACGACCGCGGTATTCAGCTTCAAGACCCTTGAAGATAGCCATACCATTAGGCACAGCATCATAAACAATACCGTGATCAAGGAGAGCTTCTTTGACCTTATCAAGATTATCTCCAGCCCACAGGACCTTAGCGTAACGATTGGTGTTAGGTAGCAGTGCAAGAGGTGTGTATGAGGCAGCCATCTTGGCAGCATTAACACCCGTCTTGGGGAACATGAAGAACGGCTTGAGGACAGGTACTTTATTGACACCCATACTCAACCAAGATGCAACCTGATCATCCAGGTTCATTGCAATCTCACCGCTAGCATACTTAACAGCATCATCGGTGAGGTTACCTGCAGCATCGAACATCTCCGAGTAGGCAAGCTTCTCGGCGTTCAAGAGTTGGCTCTGAAGCTCAGCACCTTTGTAGCCAATAGAGAAGACTTCATCCCAGGCACGAGCCTTAGCCATCTGTGTGGCAGCCACAGTAGATACATAGGAGTCAGCAGCTACAAGACCATTAGTCCCGTACTTCAACCAACGCCAGTTACCCAGGTCGTACATGAAACGTGCAGACCTGTACTGCATAAGCTTGCCCCAGTTACCATCCTTCTCCCAAATGTCCTCCATCTTGTCCAATGTCTGCCAAACATCAGGCTTGACATAATCAACAAGATCTTCACGTGCAAGAAGGCGAGCATCCATCTTGCCATCGTTACCCCACTTACCAGCATTCCATAGACGCTTGTAAGTATCAAAGGCATCACCGATGGCTTTATTATGGGTAGACCACATAGAACCGTAGACATACGTTGCCTTACGTAGATCATCAACTGTGTTCTTACCCATCATCATGCCAGTCATAGTGCCAAGGAAGGCGTTAGTAGTACGAAGACCAAGGGCTACTTGGTTAGCTACACCAGCACGAAGAAGAGAAATACCAGAAAGGATGTTGTTATAACGTACAGCCCAAGCACCTTGAGCAAAAGCATTGAGACCGTCACTACCACCAACAAGTAGACCCATAGGGCTTACCTGTTTAGCTCCCCACTTCATCAGCTTGTCGAGAGTGTCAACATCACCCTTACTAAGAGCGAATGCATCAATAAGAGCTTGTGCAGCATCAGGACGTTCCTTAGCAACCGTCACAATCATCTCTCGATAATTTTGTGACTTCAGTTTTGCTTCATTTAGCTTGAGATCAAACTGTTTCTTGATACCTTCAATAGCAGCTTGTGGATCACCAGACTTACTAACGAGTTTCTCCCAACGATCTTGGTTCTTCAGTGCCCAACCAGCGATGTACTTGTTAAGCGAGAACTCCTCCATCAGGAAGCCGATACGATCAGCCAAGGCTTCAGTTGTGCGACTCAGATCAGCAGACTCAGGGAAGGTCTTGTAAGCCTCAGCAATATCTGCAATCTCCCTACCTGCGGTATCCATAGCTCGTGCAGAGGTCTCATTGACAACACGACCGAGATAACGATCAGTGAGGTCACGGAGAGCATAGGCAGTAGCTTCAGCTTGGATATCATTGATATACCGAATCTTACGACCATCAAGGATAGTCTTCACATCACGGTTATCAAGGAACAACTTACGGACATCATCGACAGAATCTGCCATAACGATGTCTTTGTAGATGCTCCATGCAGCATCATGCATCTGAGACTTGGTGTACCTGAAACCATCTACGATGGCATCGAAGTTACCAGCAGAACGTGCTTCCTCAGCAATGTCTACGATCAGATCACGAGATGAAGTAGATCCAGCAGGATTATCAATCGTACGAGAGAGGGATTGGTAAGCCCGCTCAGATAACATAGGAGCAGGAGAACCAGTAGAACCACCGAACTTAATAGCAGTGGTATCTGCCATGTTCCTAGCTACATAGCCAGGAGAACGACTAAAGGCAGCAGTAGAACCTTCAGGGAAGAGATACGGAGAGATGTAGGGATCAACCCCATTAACACCATCAGGATCAGCAAACAACCGCTCCTTACCGATCTCATCAATCTGCAGGTCACGGCTGATCTGATCACGCTCCAGATAGCTCTCCACAGGGTTCTGTGTGACCCTAGAAGCGCCGGTATCCAGGTACTCCTTAGTCAGAGCCACCGACTCGTCATCAAGGGCCTTAGCGGTCCTTGTAGCGGCATCTAGGTCTACGGAGTACTGGAGAGCATTAGCAGGATCAGCAACAGTTATCTCAGCTAGTTGTTGTGCAGCGGCACGAGCTTCATCAGCCTTAGTGGTGAGTTCGGAGACACGAGTAAAGGTATCAGCATCTCCATTGATCAAAGCCTCAGCAGCCTTATAAGCCTTAGCCAAGGGATCATTAGCCTTAAACCAAGACATGATCGGCTTACCAGCTTGGAAGGCATAACCAACGATGGAACCAACAACACCAAGACCAGCGTTCTCATAGATGTTCTTGAGACGGCGTACCTCTGTGGAATCACCATCAGTGATAACTAGAGACTCAGGTACGGGCAGCCAAGGTGCTGCTTCTTTAACCATAGTGGACAGGTTATCGTCAGCACCTTGATCACTTACAGCGAAGACTCCAGCCTCAAGAGCAGTACCAATACCCAAGGTAGCCGCACCACGAGCAATAGCACCACCTTTAACTGCATTAGCCGCTGCAGTACCGGCAGGACCAGCAACAGCACCAGCGATAATGCTCGGGACTACAATAGAGGCAACATTACGTAGCTTTTGAAAGAAGGGATTCTGAAACTTAGTCTTCTGGTCCCAACCATCATCAATACGCTCAGCACCAGGAATACGACCAATGGCATCCACACCAAAGTCGATAAGACCAAGAGGAACTGTAGCTGCACCTTCTAGTGTCTGACGTACAGCCTTACCAGCATCAAAGTTAGCTGGATCTTGTCCAGTCATCATTGCAGCTGGTGTCACGATAGCCCGGCCAATCTGAGCCATGGCTTGATCTTGTGGTGACTTCACAGGTTGAACATTACCTGCAGCTTGATTCTGCTCAGGTGTTGCTTCCTGAAACTGTGTCTGTGGAGCAGTGGTAGGGTTATAACTAGGAGCAGCAGCATCTAAAGCTTCTTCTTGAGCCTTATTCTCAGCTTCAAGACGCTTCAGCTCCTCTTCATCAATAAATGGGGTTTGTGTCATACAGAGTTACCGTGCAAGAAACTGAAACGTCTTCCATCAGGAAGTTGAATAACGACTTTATCTCCGTGCTGTGTACGTTGCTTTGAAATCACACGAGCACCATTTTGTACATAGATTTTAGTTCCGCTGTACAGACCGTAGTCAATACCATGGGAACCTCGTGCTTGGTGTTGAGCAAAGGTGTTAGTAATGGGTGTACGACTAAGAGGAACACGACCCAGCTCACGGTCATCAACAACAACAAACTGATCCAAAGCATCTACAGCAAAGACCTGAGCGAACTCATTCTTCTTAGTGTTTGGATTGTCCTGTTGCTTCACATCAAGGTGAGCACCAGTAGAAGTAGGTCCGATGTTACCTGAGATATACGCCAACGTAGGACGCATATAACCGTTATTACGAGCAGGATTAGGGTTATTGTTGAAGGGTTGATCAGGGTTGATACCGTTGTCCTTCATCACTCGAATGATCTTTGAGGCATAGTCACGCTCTTGACCTGAATAGGTCATAGCGATACCTTCAATGAACTGACGTGGTGTAGTAGCAGCAGCCAAAGCCGGTGCATACTTCTGATCGGTCATCAAATACATGAAGTCCTTAGCGGACTCCAACGGAGAGGCATAGGTCTTAAATTGACCAGTGCGACGATCCTTGATATTGAAGACGTTATTAGGATTAGAGTGGTACTTACCATAACCAGACTCCAATGCCCACATAGCAGCCATAGCTTGTGGGAACTTAAAACCTGCAGCAGTACCAAGGGAAACTACATCAGTGAAACCTTGACCACCTGTACGGATAGTTGCAGGTGCATTACCACTACCGATAATGGCAGTGTTAAGACGTTCTTGAGTAAGAGGTTGATCCAGGATGGCGCGAAGCTTAGGATCTTGGATCTGACTCAACTGCTCCCTAAAACCAGGCTTAACACGTTGGGTAAGACCAGCAGCTTGTAGCTGTGCATTCAGGATATCAACAGGTGTCCTACCAAGAGGCTTAGCAAGATCAGCGTAGATCTGTGGGATAGAGATCGGCTTACCAGAGGCAATGCGGTTATCAATATCCTTGAGAAGTGCCGGGCTAGTAATAACCTTCTGATCAATCAATGCAGGGTTAGTACGTACCTGTCGAATAACAGAACTAGCATCAATGATGTCTAGTGGCTGTGGAGCACCAGGATGGTTACCAGGATTGAATGCTCCGAAGAATGCCTGAGTACCAGCAGCATCAGCAGACCCGATGACCTTGAACTTACCCTCTCCCTTGTTCATTGCTGCAATCACATCGTTACGTGCTTGCTCAGCTGCAGTAGAAGGCTCCATAGTCTTGGAGTACTGCTTGAACTTAGAGTTAAAGAGACGTAAGGCGTAATCAGCAGCAGCACGAGAGCTGTGATGTGGAGCACGACTTGTGCTTTCACCAACAAGCTTGGACTTAGCTAGATCAAGAAACTCCTGTTTAATGGTGTCTTGTTTGATACCAGCTTCACCACGCATCCTCTCCTGCTCTTCTGCACGCTTACGAAACTCCTGACGTACCTCCCAGGGAACACCAGGCTGATCAGTGTCATCAGTAGTTAGTGTGCCTTGATCATAGGCTTCAGTAAACTGACGTGTCCAGAAATCAATGTTCTGTTGTTCGTTACTACGAGCCAGGTGTGCCTTAAGACGATCAGTAGGAATACCGTTGATTTCAGCTTCCTTGATGATCTCTTGCAGGGTATCTCTAGATCCATTCCAATTCTCATCAACCCAAGCTAGAAGTTCTTTCTCAGCTTGCTTCTGTTGACGTGATTCTTGGGCGTCACGAATCTTGAACTCAGCCTCGTTATCTAAGGCACGGTTCTTGATCAGATCGTCGTAGTCACGACCAAAGCGTTCCTTAAAGCTCTGACCGTTATCAGTCATCGCCTCTCCAAGGATACGCTCTACATCGGTATCCGTATAACGAGTAGTGTCACTCAGCTCCTTGAAGAGCATCTGACGAGCTTTAGCCATACCCACAGGGGTACGCCCATCCTCGTTGTATGTACGAGCAATAGAACGGAATGCTTCATTGAAAGACTCACCACTTTTAGACCTAAAAAGGTTCTCAAGTGTTTCATCCCTCATGTTCTCCGATCGGGAGATGATGTCAGACTTACGTGCATCTTCAATCAATGAATTGTAAGACCCACGCATCTTCATCAGTCCTTCGGCCATGAAGTCAGCCTTAAGACCAAAGAGACCTTGGCTCTGTAGATACTCACCAAAGAGACCACGCATGGCTGCTGTGCGGTCAGCAGCAGTCATGGCTCCCATTTCATCGAGACGCTCTCTAGCCCAACCAGGGAAGTCAGCTACAGCCATCTCTGTGTAGAACTTGAGGCGACCATAGTCACGAGCTTTGTTACCAGACAACAGGTTCATCACCACTTCTGGTGGAGCACCTCGCTGCTGGAAACCTTCAGCTACTTGATCTTGTCTTTCACCAGCTACTTGAAGAACAGTCTCACCTTGTTGTTGCGCTTGTAGACGTTGCTCAGGGAGACCAGCAGCAGCCTCCATGTAGCCGTCCAACATGTCGCTTTCATCCTTAGCCTTTTTGTATTCGGTAAGGGTGTCAGCAATAGTGGTACTAAACTTGGCAAGACTTTGGAATGTAGCTTCTGCAGTCTTACCACGATTCAATTCGCTTTGGATCTGAGTTTGCGCATTAGTGCGGATCGCTTCCTTACGGACTTCACGAGCCTGCTTTTGTAATGCGTAGTTTTGATCTCTGTTACTTTTCTCCTGGCTGAACTTACGTTCCAGACCAGCACCGTATTCATCTCGAACCTGTTTAATAGCTCGCCTATTATCTTCCATACCACGTATGATACGGGCGTCATGCTCCTGCATTCGCTGGAGTGCCGCAGTAGGCGCTTTAATAGGATCGAAACCAATACTACGGGCGTACCCTTTGTAGTTTACTTGATCCATTTGTTTTTATTTATCAGAGCCCTCCTAGGGCATTAGTACCGAAACCTGTCCTAGAGAAAGGATTGACAGAAAGTTCATTGGAACCGAAAGAGAAGTTGAACTTATTACCGCTAGTAGCAAGACCTGCAATACCAGAAGCAATACTTCCAACACCTTCCATAATTGCACCAGGCATGGAAGACGCCACAGCTCCAGACACAGGTCTAGGTCCGAAGTCAAATGCCTTAGGACGACGTGGGTCTTGGAAGATAGCTCGTGGTGTAGTAAGAGGCTTAGGCGGCTGAGGTAGACGTTCAGGACGCAACATACGCGCTGCTTCAGCGGCAATGTCTGCTCCGTATTTATCAGCTGCAATCTTCTTCAGAGCAGCTTGTGTCTCACCCCTAGCACTCAATAGTGACTCTGCAAGGATGGCTTGGTTACGACCTAGGGAAGCCATAACTGCTTGCTCACTCTTGGCAGCGCTGCGTCCCTGCTGCCCTTTAACAGCAGCAGCACCTTCCGCTTCCATTGCCTTGATAACAACGTCTTGGTTCTGGAAGGCAATTTCATTTGTGGCATCCTCAAGACGCCTGTATTCAGCCTCCCTAGCTGCAGCAGCAGCCATGTTATTGAAGGAAAGCTGTTGACCATAAATCTGCTCAGACTTGGCATATTGCCGCATCTGTGAGCGGTACTCATGGTCTTGGATCTTCAGAGAGTATTGCCAGTCTTGGAGATTGGTTGCATCCTTCCAAGCACCTAGAGTCTCTTCGTTCTGGCGCTGAATACCAACACCACGTTTCTGATAGCGGTAGTCCGCTTTCATACTCCGTTTATTCATTCGCCAGGCACGGCGGTTATACCTGTCCTGGCGTCTCTGAGCAGATCTAGCAGCAGAATCCCTAGAGCTAGCTCCGAAGATACCAGCAGCAGAAGAGACTCCACTCAATATAAGACTAATAGTTGCTGGATCCATATCTATGCCTTCCTATAGAAACCGGGTGAGTATTGTCCTTCCCATTGCATAGCCACAAGACTGACGGGGAATGGATTATTAGATTGAACTTTCATCGTATAGTTGTCAGGTCTTTGGTATACAGGAACTTTGTAGATGAAGGAGTCTCTAAATGGTGAGGTATCAGCAGGGTAGACATCTGCAATACGGATGCCAGATACATCAGTCCACTCAGCACGAGTGTTGTCTTTAAGGTTAAAGTTCACTGCACCACCCAGACCTGTATAGAACTTCATACGTGCTGTGGTTGTATATCCAGTAAAGTCATAACCCTGCTCACCAACTGAATAGTTGTAGCGAGGCAAGGTGAGCTCCATCTGGTATTGATAACCTAGATAGATGTAGTTAGCAGTTACATCACCAGGAATCAGGAAGTAACTACCACCACCATCAGATTGGACAGTAACGATATTAGTAAGACCAGACTCACGAAGATTAGTAGGATTGACCTTTAGAAGACCAACCACATACTGCATGGTCTTAGCGGTATCGAAGTGACTAGGGATGTATACCTTAGTGGACCCGTTGACGACAGTAGGAGTGGTTGTAATTTCAAACCATGCATCCATGTAAGGGTCAACGGTATTGCCAAAGTAGTTGGTAAGACCACCAGTACTTGGAGATAGAACCAACTTATGAGATAGGACGTTATAACCTTCAGTACCGGAGGTAATGACGTACAGTACATCCTCTTGGATAGCTGCAAAGATCACATTGGAGTGTAACCTCCAACGTACCCAGGAAGCCATCTTACGCTCATCTCCTTCTTCATAGTACCTGAACATATAGATGTCAGGTAGAGACCTACTAGAGCCGACCCAGAGGCCGTTCTGGGCACTTCCTACAGCAGTGGTAATTGAATTAGGAATCCACTCAGGTACGATCTTGCTAGCCTCAGTTACTGTTGGTGCTTCACGTTGACCACGAGTAAAGATCTCAAAGGTACGCGCCCAACTCTGGTTACGGCTAACAAACATGACTGTTGAACCGAGATCAGCTGGTGTGATGTGCCGATCACATTCGTAGTTAGAGATAGTCCGAATAGTTACATTGACAGGTGTCCATGCACCATTCTCTGCTTCCATCAAGAACTGTTGACTCTCACTGAACAACAGCAAGCCCTGTGCAATAGGGACCACAGCAGTTAGAAGTGCAGGTCGAATACTTGCACAACTAAGGTCAATAGGGTCAGAGATGACCTGTGTAGTGGCAGTCTTATGATAGAAGTTATAGTAGTCTCCAGCTTGTGACATAGAGACATTATCAGCAGTCAAGAATCCAAGCCTGTTGTTAAACAAGAAGATATCTTGAATGGTTTGACCAACAAAGCTGGGATGCTCATTGGACTCGTCATCACCTACAAGACGAGGTTCCCACTGGATAGCTAGTGAGTTAATAGTTACTGAGCCATCAAGAGGTGCTACCTGGAATGTACCGTTAGCCGACCTAAGTAGTGCTACAGGCATAGTGGTAGCATCAAGACCAGGGCTTACGTTTGGAGCGCGTGTCTCCTCCCAGTAACCCTTACCGGATGTACCATTCTCTGCTACAAACTTCAGATAGAAATCATCCTTGTCAGCAGAAGTATTAGCAATCTTGACTACTTGATCATGCTTAGCCTGCTCAGGTAGACGGTTGAACGTATCAACGGAATCTTGAATGACACGAATGTATTTACCATCAGGACCTGCTTCACCTTTTACATCAGTACCAGAAGAAAAGGTAAGGTAGATGGTGTTGTCAATGATCTCCTTTGTTGCGTAAGAGCCAGCCGGTATGACACCAGAGATACCGTTGACAATCTCAGACAACTCAAGAGGTAGCACCTGCGGAGGAGGTGTACCTGTTACATAGTTAGTACGGCTGGTGTAGGTATAGGTTGTACTGCCGATGGTAACCTTATACTTAGTGTCATACTCAACACTAGACACAACAATCGTAGCTGTCTTCTTAGCTGTCCAAGCAGGAGCAGCTTGTGTAGCAACAACTTTTTCTGTATTCAGTAGATAGGTAAAGTCATTGATGGTCAACCACTTCAGACTACGGTAGTCACTAGCAGTGAGGTAAGAGCGAACACCAGCTGTGTCAGTGACGGTCTGCTCTACACCAGTAGCGATGTCCCATACACGGACAATACCAGTAGACTTAGTGATAGAAACGATGTACTTTGTGTTGTCATCTCTAAAGACAGTCAGCCAAGCATCTGTGTCTTTAGATTGTGCAGTTACACCTGCAAGCTTACTTAAGAACTTACCTCCTGGCCTTTTAATCATACCAAGAGTAGTGTCTGGATAGCAGTTCAAAGCATCCTTTACCTGACCTGGAAAGAGCTTCTCATCTGCTTGTTGTGATACACCTCCAAGGAAGTTAGGGATCCTTTGCGATACTGCTGTCATCGTGCAAGTGCTTTGAAGGGTTGATAGCTGTTATAGAAGTCGTTTCCTTTTTGGAAACCAAACATTGTGTAGTCGCCTTCATTGCAGTCATACTCAATGCAAATAGAACGCCTCCAACCTTCAAAGGCTGATAGGGTCTGAGCAAGAGCTGGGTCTCCAATAAGACGTACTGCAGCACGGCTAGCTGCTCGTGCTGTGATGTAATCCCTGAAAGGTTGCGGGAGGTCATCGAAATCGAAATACCACAAGACATCAACCTTGTACTCCTTTCCAGCAGTCCAAGTAAATGTGTGGTTGATCTTGTCATAGAGCTTCCCATCACGTACAACAGTGTCGTAGTAACTGTTTTCGTAGTTATTAGAAAGGTCCATGCTTAGAGCATTAGCAGGTACGTTGATGAAACCACTGTTATCAGCAACTACCGGATACTCAAATTCTCGATTGTATGTCCATCCTTCAGCCTGAACCTCTCTGCTAATGTCCATTAGGGTGGTGAAAGCAAAAGCAACTTCAGGGTTTGTTTGGTCAAGTACAGTAACTGGAGCCTGTCCTACTGACCCCAGGATTTCATTAACAGCAGCGAGTTGTGTGGTCGTATAAGTAGGAGAGGTCATAGTGTTAGTGTTATATGACTAGATAAAAAAAAGGGGACCCCGAAGGATCCCCCAGATAAATCAGACGTTAGCGATGTTGCACTCAACGCCAGGATATGCAGTACGCAGACCCTTAGTGGTCGAAGCCACAGCAGAGTCAGCAACAGCAGAGCCGTAACCCTTGCGGGTCTTGGCTACAGAGATGCGCACAGCGTCAGTCGTGCAGACGCCGTTATCACCTTTAGCAACAGAAGCTGCCATGATTAGATACCTCCGTTATCAGGAACGAGCCGACTGCAGCTCAATAGCAGCAGCAGGATTCAGGGTGCCGCAACCCATAGCAAGACGACCCACGATCAGGTCACCTTGATACATCACGGACACATCACCAGAGGTGGTCTGCACGGAGGGAGCAATAGCTTCCACAACACCAGCAGCATCTTTCTGGTAGATAAGACCACAGTGAGTGGTGAAGTCGCCAGAGTAGTTGTTGTTCTCACCCTGGACAGCAGCCACGTTACCAGCCAGGAAAGGCAGGTTGTTAGAACGACGGATGCTGATACCGGCGATCTCATAGAGACCTTCACCGGAGTTCAGGTTACCCTGATTGTTACCGTAGTCACGGTTCAGGATATTGCTGTCCACTTGGCTCACGAGAGCGTAGTACTGACGAGGAGACAGCACAGCAGTGCGACCAACCTTAGGCAGGTTCTTTTCATCCATGATGGAAGCAGCCTCAAAGAAGGCATCCACCAGGGACTGAGCGTCATACTCCTTCTGCACACCCAGTTGGATCACGCTACCGCCGGGCTCAGGACCAGGAGCAGCAGTAATGGGGTGAGCTTCACGAGCAGCTTTAGCGATCTGACGGAAGATCTTTTTATCGTATGCCTCGGCAAGAGCATGGCCAATTTTTTTGGCGATCTCGCCTCGCAGTGAGTAATGAGCAAGGGTCTCATCCAGGTCATAGACGAATGCCGAGCTGATCAGCAGGTCGTCACAGACGATGGTCTTCTCTGCCACCGGGGGATCACCACTACCCAGGATAGGAGTACCAGGGGTGTGGTAACCAGCCTGCATACGGCCAGTGAAGATGAACTGCATTGCCTTACCATTCTTCAGGGTACGGCTCTGCACAGTGCCCTTGGCGATAGTGGCGCTTTCATACGCCTTGAACATTTCGCCAGAGAACAGTTTCAGATAAGTTGCATACTTAGTATCGTATGCATTTGCACCAGAGGTGCTGGATACGGCTTTATTAAGCGTACCCAATACGGTTTGTGTAGTGTTAGCCACGAGAGTAAAGAGAGAAAGTTAGACAGGTTCTCTCCAGATCTGGAAGATTTTTTTTAGCTAATTATTGAAGCAAAAGTGTGGTCTCTCCCACCGTCACGGCTAAGGGTATCGGCGTACCGGCCTCAGCCAATAGGAGCCAGGTCCGACTCTGAGGTGCCTGACTCCAACCCGACTATCTATTAAAGATAGAAGCGGGAACATTTAATAAGGGATTAGCTTATTAAGGTCTATTTAGTTTTAGGTGTGTAAGCAACGCCGCGATACTTCAACTTCTGCTCTTTTTGTTGAGCTTGCTGTTCCCGTACACGGGCATCCAATTCGACTTGAGTCATTGTAAGGACCGAAGTACCTACCCCCCGTTCCATGAGTAGGTGTCATGCGTTCCCGGTTTTGCGGACCTACCAATGCAGGTTTTGCGGGAATGAACGGACGACGTGCTTACTTCTTCTTTGCAGTCTTAGCTGCTTTCTTGAACTGTTTAGCAGTAGGAGCACCAGCAGCTCCAGGCTTCCTCATCTTCTCACCAGAACCATTCTTGATGCGAAGACGTTTAGCGTGGATGTTGGCGTAGAGACCGGGTTTCATTAGCCGATCGCAGGAGCTACCAGTGCCACGGGAGTGGTTTCAGCGCTGGCAAGGTCAAGTGGGAAGTTATGAGCATTCCGTTCATGCATCACCTCAAACCCGAGATTAGCACGATTGAGAATGTCAGCCCAAGTATCAATGACACGACCATTGTTGTCGAGAAGGGACTGGTTAAAGTTGAAACCGTTCAGATTAAACGCCATTGTAGAAACGCCCAAGGCAGCGAACCAAATCCCTACCACCGGCCAGGCAGCAAGGAAGAAGTGTAGAGAACGGCTATTGTTGAAAGAAGCGTATTGGAAGATCAAACGTCCAAAGTAACCATGAGCGGCTACGATGTTATAGGTCTCTTCTTCTTGCCCAAACTTGTAACCATAGTTCTGACTTTCCTGTTCAGTAGTCTCACGCACAAGCGAGGACGTAACAAGCGAACCGTGCATCGCACTGAATAGTGACCCACCGAATACACCAGCCACACCAAGCATGTGGAACGGGTGCATGAGAATGTTATGTTCGGCTTGGAATACCAACATGTAGTTGAACGTACCCGAGATACCCAAAGGCATAGCATCGGAGAAGCTACCCTGACCAAACGGGTAGACGAGAAAGACCGCAGAGGCGGCTGCAACCGGAGCAGAGTAGGCAACACAAATCCAAGGCCTCATTCCTAGTCGATAGCTAAGTTCCCACTCTCGTCCCATGTAAGCATAGATGCCAATGAGGAAGTGGAAGACCACAAGTTGGAACGGTCCCCCGTTGTAGAGCCATTCATCAAGTGAACTAGCTTCCCAAATTGGGTAGAAGTGTAGTCCGATGGCATTGCTGCTCGGAACGACGGCTCCCGATATGATGTTGTTTCCATAAAGAAGGCTACCGGATACGGGTTCGCGGATGCCATCAATGTCAACTGGTGGAGCCGCAATGAATGCAATAATGAAGCAGATGGTGGCTGCAAGGAGACACGGAATCATCAGTGTTCCAAACCACCCAACATAAAGACGGTTGTTGGTCGAAGTGACCCAGTTAGTAAAAAGCTCCCAGGGGTTGTCCTGAGAGCGGGGTTCTGCTAGAGCAGTTGTCATTGAAGTTAGTTCAGTCGAGTTACTTTTACTCGTCCAACCCCAGAGGCAGTGAGACCGATTGCATCAGCCGCACCTTTACTGAGATCAAGTTCCCTACCATGAATGTAAGGACCCCGATCAGTGACCGTCACCACGGCACACCTCTTCAGACAAACCTTAAGTTTGGTTCCAAAGGGGAGTGTCTTGTGCGCAGCAGTAAGGCCGTTTTGATCATATCGTGTACCACTAGCTGTTAGGTTCCCATGAAAACCGGGACCATACCAACTGGTGATCACTGACAGAGTAGTTAGAAGAGGAATCATAATAATAAAGCGAAGGACTTTATATTGCTAACTCCTACTGGTCCTGCTAATAAACGCGCATTAAAAGCAGGACTTATAACTCAGCAGCCTTTCTTGCCGCCGCCTCCTTTACCTTTACCTTTCATCAGAAGACTCCAGGAATCAGTTGACCAGTAACAGCGTAAGCGCCAATAGCTGCAATAACGCCAAGCATAGCCAGGCGACCATTGAGAAGCTCTGCTCGCTCATTGTGAGGCACAGTGTAGTCTTTGTCGGTATACATAATTGGCTCCTTAGCCCAGATGTTTGTATCGTTCATTAGAATTGGAGGTTAGAGCGTTCGAGTTTATCTGCCACATCTTGACGATAGGCAGGATCATTGTCGTAGCGAGGATCACTCATTGCCCTAACTACTTCCGCCTGTGAGCGGAATACGTCAGCACTATTGCGTGGTGTAGTACCAGTAAGTAGTTCACCGTCAACACCAACAGCGTCTTGATAGCGCCCGTAGAGAGCCTGTGCAGCGAAGAACATAGCCAGAGGATCTCCTCTATCCATCACTGCGTCATACATCCCAATCTCCTGCTCTGAGAGATTCTCAGAAGCCCATTGGATCATGGAGGTGTAGTCCTCTGCTCCACCAACTGACTGTTGGATCTGTGCGATATCATCATCAGTAGCAACAGGTCCAGCTTGAGCTTGTTGGTTTTCAAGGAAGAGGTTGACAACATCAACAGGGTTCATACCTTCTACTTGTTTGACGAGATCTTGATCCCACTCACCTTTCTGGTAGGACTCCATGATCTCCTCATACAGTGAGGTCTCCTCTTGAGTATCTTCTTCATTCTGCTCTTCCTCTTGCTGTTGAGGTTCAGCTTCAACGTCTTCTTGCTTACCGCTAAGACGCTTTTGTAGTTCTAGGTAGCCACGCTCTAGCTCTTCAGCACTGCGGTATTTACCAGCAAGTAGTTGTTCTTCTTCTTGTGCAAGACGTTCTCCAATTTCAAGAGACTCTTGTTCGTCAGCGGAGAGTTGACCCTCCACTTCATCATTAGGATTCAGAGTAAGTTCGATTGCCATTAGCTGTAATTACGGTGAGATTACCAAGACCTACAGTCTTTACGTAATCGGGTGAACGACCGATTGTTGGTTCGCCAATCTTGCTGCGCTTCATATAAGCAGAAGGTTCGATCTCTTCCTTAACTGCTTCGACTTCAGTCTGGGACTGGTTGGGCTTCTTGCTCTGTCTCTGGGGGCGAGCCGGGGTTTGCTTGTCCATATAATTGGTTAAGTGCTTCTGGGTTCTTCGATGGATCCATGACAGGTGTGCTGGCCAATGCAGCAGTCTGCTTAGTAAGTTCCATCTGTTGTTGTTTCTGGAAGTTCTGTTCGCGTTCCTGTTCGATCTCCTGCATAGACTTAACAAGGTTGAGAACGTCAATACCTTGAGCAGCAGCGAGACGTTTGATAGCCTCGTCGATATTCATGTAACCAGTGACGGCCTCAGGTCCAAGGGTCTGAGCAATGATCGTAAAGAACTGACCAAGTGACTCCCTATCTTGTCCACGACCAAGTGCATTGATACCTGCAACAATGGTTGGACGTACAAGATCTTTTGGGATCTTAGGAATGTCTTGGTTCTTCTGCAGAACTGATAGCTTACGGTTGAGATAAGGGACTAGGAACTCAACAGTCAATAGACTAAACAGTCCACCGAGTTGTTGTTCTAGTTCCATCTGAGTCATCCGTACTTCTTCAGCTGTAGTACGCTCACTGTTCCTAACATTAAGGATTAGGAAGGCTTCACTCAAGCGACGCTCTAGTACCTGTGCCATCTCCATAGCTGTACGGAAGTCAGCAGTCTTACCTACCTGCACAACACTGATGTCGTCAGGTCTTCCCTGAACGATCGCACCGTTGCCTGCAGAGGCCAGGGTCTGGGGTTTAGTGGTACTAGAGGGGGATACAGTGAACACGACCTTAGCGGCCACTGCAGAGCCTTCTACGAGGGCCTGCATCAATGCCTCTAGGGAGCGTAGATCACCAAGGAACTCCTCAACACGTCCGCGTCCATAAGGTTCCCCATCAACAACATTGAAACGAAGAACCAACCAAGGGTTAGCATCGAGTGGTGCCTTGCCTTGTGAACCAGGAATAATTTTATCGAAGACTTCTTGATGCCAGATAAAGCGATTGTTGTCCCGCCTAATCCATGTGTAGACATCAACGTCTTCTTCATTGTCCGCACCATCCTCACCAGGAGAATTAACAGGTGCAACATTGGTAAGCATAGGTTGCAACAGCTTACGGCTGATGCGTTCTCGTGTGACGATCTCTAAGATTTCACCGTTACCATCTCGATCTACGACATACCTATTCAAAGGATACAGTTTTAGTCCCTTAGGACCCATGTAGATCAGTGCGTTACCACCTACAACCAAATGCTTAAGAGCTTGGTGGACAGTAACGCGATCACTAGATGCTGCAATAATTTCCATCACTGACCTCTCCAACTTAGCGAAGGAAAGGTCTAGATCTGAACGTGCTTCAGGCGGCAGATCAACACCGATCTTGGAGTCATCAATCTGTAGCTTAAAGAAGCTGGTTTGAGGGGGAAGTAGAGCAAGCATCAACTTAGATGCAAGAGTAACTACCCCCTTAGCACCAACGCTTTGCCAAGGTGTGATGAGCCGCGCATGAGTCGAACGACTGGTCTCCTCTTCCTGACGGATGAGGTTAGGCAGTGTAAGGTTCGAGCACTGAATAGCTGTGTCTAGAAACTGGGTACGATACTTAGTTAGATAATCGTATCGTGTTTTAGCTTTCATTTAATTAACCGAAGTTTGAGCCAACGCCTGCACCATAAGTAGGAGCAATACGCATGGAACCAGTACCTTGTGCTTTACGTCCTGCACGAGCACGAGCACCTCTTGCACCTTTCCAACCAGTAGCGAATGAGGCAAGGTCAGCACCTGCTCCAGACTGATTGGAGTCAGTAGTCATGGGCTCTTCAGGGGGTAGTGGGGCCTCACCGTAGTCCTCTACAGAAGCTACGCCTTGATCTTCGGGTGGTGTATACCAGGGCTCGTACTGAGTAGTCTCAGGTTGACCGAAGCGAGTATCAGCCCAACCCTTACCAACACCAGGAGTCTGACGGAAAGAACCATCAGACATCAGACCGTAGATAGTATCTGTACGACGGAACTTACCAGTACCAGGAATACGTTTGCTGGGGTTACCGTTGCGTGCATCACCAGCAGTCCAGCGATCATTCATATTGGCAAGGATCTTGAGGAAGCCATCAGAAGAAGGCATCATTCCCATCCTGCTTAAACTGCCATCCTTGTTCCGGCTTAGCCTATTAAGGACGCCACCAGTGAGACCGATGGGCATCATGTTAGGCTTGTTGGCGTTGATCTTATCAAGACTGCGAGCAAAGTTTAGGTCAGTCTTATTTTTGAACTGCTTGGCAATTTGCTTGGCCTCACGTCCACCAATTAGGTTAGTTCCTCGGCCTTGTGCAGCCGCAATCTTCAATGCTTGCCTGTATTTAGTAGCACCGGAGATAGACCTATTAGTAGTAGTAGTGCCAAATTGATCCATGAACTGGTTACCCAATCCATAGCCTTGGCTCATTGCATATTGAGCAATCTGCTGAGGTGAAAGGCCAGACTGGCCTAAGGCTTGCTGGAACTCAGGTGAATCGTAAAACTGCTGGCCGATGTTAAGACCTCTATTTGCCTGAGCCTCCATAGCACCTGCTACGGATGGATCCATAGCAGCACGAGCATCAGCAGCGGCACTATTCCTATTGTTGATGTTTTGACTTTGTGATCGAAGGTTCTGAATCCGTGACCTACTTACACCAGCTTGGCGTAACGCCTGAGCATTAGCGGATGTAAACGATCCAGTACTTGCGGCACTTCTACCAGCAGAGCTAGCAGCAGCTCTTCCACCGCCTCCTCCTCCTCCAGATGAGCGACCACCGCCGCCGCCACCTGAAGAGCGACCACCGCCGCCACCGCCACGGCCTCGGCTGCCGCCTCCACGACCACCGCCGCCACGGCCACCACCGCCTCTACCACGGGCGTATTCGATTCGTGCTCTAGTCATTGTTTTCTTCAGTGAGTTTATATTGAATCCACTCGACCACTGAACGTTGGCCAGAGCGGTACATTATGAGATTGGTTGGGTCATCCGGGTGGGGATTAGTTGGTGGAAAGTTTTCCTCCAATTCCTGGAGGAGCGTCTGAAGCTGGAGACCAGAGGTCTCAAGCATATTGAGGTAAGTTGGGGTTTGCATGTTCAAAGAAGGCAGGCATCCTTGCCCGCTTTGTGTCAGAAAGCTCTGGTGCTTTGCCTTCATACATCAGGCGATCGCTAGCATCCAGCCAAAATTTTTTGTCCAGATATTTTGACTCAGTATTTCTACCTAGTGGTTGAAGTACCCAGTTTATGGTTGCCTTCCTGAGCTTATCCAGAGAAGGACTCCAATGGAGACCAAGCTCAGCAGCCACCAAGCTATTCGTTGCAACATGTACTTGCTCATCACGACTTATGTCTGCAGAGACTGTTCGGAGACCAGCGTCACCATTAAACCGAAAGAATGGGAGTAGAACGAAGAAAATCGCACGCTCGGCAACAAGTGCTTTGAGGATCGTGTGATCTGGATGCGAAGTCCACGCCTCTCGCAACTTAAGTGCTTCGGCCTCAGCTTTCGGATCAGTACCAAGAGCATTGGCGACATAACCAAGAGCCAGGTCGTGGTTTTCTTCGTCTTTGATATTTGACCGCAGTAGTTCCCGTGCCAGAACTGGAACGTCAGAGGCAAGGGCATCTTCGATAAACTCACCCACAGGTAATTCCATGTGTCGGATAGCGAGTGCCCTGAAGATTGTTTCCTCTGCACCATCGGCAAGTTTTCCAGCAGTAGTTTGTACAGGAGTCCAGGTCCGTTTACGATTAAGTAGTTTTTGATAAGGGTTCATTCGCCGCAATTACAATCAGGAGCAGGGTCATTAAGAAGTGACTCCAGGTAATTGTTGACCTCTGACTCCTCCAATGCCGCATAGACATTGGACTTATCTTGAGTATCACCCATTACCTGAAGCGAGTAATAAAGGGAGGTCTGGGCAGAATCCAGCCACTCTTCAATAAACGCTTCGTTATAGGTGATCACATCAGACCAACTATTGAAGCTATAACCGTGAAGAAGTCCCGTCTTGTCTAGCAGTGACATGATGCCATCTGCTACACGTTTGTAATCTTCCCAGCCAACTTCCGATGCGATCTCAACAGGACCGTAGTCGAAGCTCTGGACGCCAAAGGTGCCGCTATCACGGTCCACTTGACGGGCAATGGGAGGAGCAATTTCGGGAGTAGTTGTGTAGCCTTCTAGGTCCGTATAGCGGTAGCTACAGGACGCTGTAGGAGCAATAGCGAAGGCACGCTCCATGTTGTTGAACTTGGCAACTTCAGCAGCTGCTTTGATACCTGCCTCAAGCTCCTTGGCAATTAGATAGCCAGGTGTGGCAGGGTAAGGCCGACCACTGACAACAGCTTCAAGACCAGCAGCAAAGGCGTTATAGGTAACACCATTCAATCGGAGAAGGTTGGCAAGTCCCAGCATTCCGAGACCGACTTGGCGATCAGTCTCTGAAGGGAGGTATTCTCCGCTTTCTCCAACATTTGTCTTTCCGTGTAGGTTGCACAGTTCGGACATTCCTTGAACAAACGCACCTTGAATGTCATCGAGTTCGCATCCGCCGAGGTTGACATGTTGAAGTAGACAGGTCCCTCGACTGGGGAGATATACTTCCAGGCAAACGTTACCCCGGATTCGATTTCCATTTCGGTCTACCTTAGTTTTGTTGAGCCAGATATCGCCCTTCTTGATTCCCTCAAGTAGAGCATCCTTTACTTCTTGGGTGGCTTCATTCCACCAGTGTTGGTTAATGTTGACGCAACGCTTGACCCAAGGTAGATCAGCCCGGCTAACGCTGATAAACTCAAGCACGTCAGGGTGGTTGAGATCAAGATGACATACAACAGCGCCATTTTTGTATACACCACCCCTACGAAGGATTTCGTTTAGTGTTGAATAGATTTTTGCAAATGATACAGGGCCTGATGCAACAAGTCCTTTACCATTTTCAGCTCCTCGGGGTCGGAGCTTGGAGAGATGGACGGCAACTCCCGCTCCATAGCGGAGAGCATGACTGACAAATCGCCACGATGCTTCAATTCCATTAGGTCCTTCCATTGTGTCTTCCACCACGAACACGGTGCAAGAAACAGGGAGACGGCTGGTGGGATCATCAATCCAAGACTGCACACGCCCAGTACGAGCGATGAGTTCTTTGGTGGGTTTAGACATTATCAAACAAGATCAGTAAGGTTAGGGGGTTGATAGTTAGGTCCTTTAAGTACCTTTCCATCTTCACGACGAATAGGTTTACCGTCTTCACCTAGCTTTGACATATTGCTTTGGTGTACACGGTTCAATGCCTCATCGAGATCCCAGTTAAGGTTCTGGGCATACTGGTAGCAGACATAAACAAGGTCAGCTAGTTCTTTGAGGCATTCAGAAGCGTTGATTGTGAGTCCCATAATTAGCTGGTTCTCAGCATCAAGAAACTCCTTGAACTCTTCAACGATCAAAGTCCGCTGCATAGTCCGTGAAGCTGGAGTCGTACTGTTCCTCACTTGGAAACCAGCCCTGAACTCCTTTGCTTGTTGGCTGATGAAGGATTGCGTTTTCGAGCTCATTTTGTAGATAGTGGATAGCTTTGGTCAGATCTTCTGTACGTGATTCTTTGTAGCCAGCACGGCAGATATATTTAATAGCGTTACCAAGATGGAAGTTCAGTCCTTGGTCTCGGATGAAGTCCCAAACTTGAATAGAGCCTCGTCTGTAATACTCGGGTCCACTGGAGCTGCTGTTGGCCATTTAGAAACTAGGTTGACTACGTTATTGCCGAGCACAAAGACTTGGTGTTGTAATGCCAGGAAGATCGTGATTATGTCTTCTTTCTTTGTGTCGGGGTGACGCAATGCGTCTTCAATTTGACGGAGTTTGAATTGCTGCTCCATCTTCAGCTCCGTCACCACTGGAGGGGGTCCAAGGTCTGACGGTTTGATTGGTGAAATCATAATCTTCCACTTGAAGGATCTTTGCGAGGCGTGCATTTAGAAGTGCCTCCTCTTCAGTGAGACCCTTTTCCAGGAAGGTCTCTAATACGGTCTGCCAGGTGGCTCCCTTCTCAGTCAGGATTGCGTCTGCTCTCTTGACTCCAATGGTGGGTACACCTGCATAACCATCTGTTTGGTCTCCTGCCATTGTTTGGATGAGGTGCCAGCGGTCTCCCTCTTCCTTGGTGATCGTTACAACACCCTCTGACAGGTCATAGAGATCTCCTGGTATCTGTCGCATGTCCTTGTCAGGACTGCAGATAATGTGACCCTCTTCTTTGGTTGCATAGATACCAATGGCATCATCAGCTTCTAAGGTGGGCATCACAACAACGTGGTACTCCTCCTTGAGTTTGTTGATGACCCTTTTGTAACCGCACGGTTTCTTTCGGTTTCTATGTCCTTTATAAGCTGGGTCAAGTAGTTTACGAAAGTTGATAGAATCAGAAAAGAAAAGAATAGAGTCGTCAAACTGTCCGAGGTCTTGAGCGATCTTGTACAACTCACGCTCTACATAAGAGTAAGCATCGCTGAACCTAGAGGTGACTACGATGACATCATCTCCGAAGTCGATCTCTGATTCAGCTCCAGCACAAGCTTTATATACGATGTAGTCAGCGTCAATCAGAAGGCTCATTTACCTTGCCCCCGGCTGAGCTTACGCCCACGCTTCGGGAGACTACGAGTGCCATTTCCTTGGTGGGTATGTTTGAACTTGGCACGTGATTGAAACTCAACACGGCCAAGGCTAGTTTTTGATTTAGTTGCCATTAGTGTACATCTGCCCAGGTGGAACCGATCTTCCCTTCGGCAGCAATAGGGATACGGAGGTTGTAGTATTCACCAGCTAGTTCAGCACACAGCTCTAGGTGGGTTTTTAGGTCCTCTGCATACAGAGGTAAGCACTCGAACTGCAGCTCGTCGTGAATGAAGGCAAGCTGATGAGTGTGAGCAAGATATTCGTTGTCTATGGTGGGGAAGTTATCGTTAGCGATCACCATCCACCGTTTTGCAATGCAGCCAGCTGATGACTGCAGCAGCATGTTCAGCGCCTTGTGTGACGAGTCAACATTGATATGCCGACCGTCGATGCTGCGTATGAAGCCTCGGTCAGCAGCTTTCTTGGTAGCTTCAACAAGTTTCTCAAGACCCGGAATAGCGTCCATGTACGCTTGCCTGATCTCTTTACCTTTCTGTTTCGCCTTGTCCGGGGAAAGGCCTTGGTCGTACGATAGGCCGATCTTCTGGTCTCCAGCACCATACAAAAATGCGTAAGTTACAGTCTTGACTAGTCGTCGAGAGATGCCGATCTTGTCAGCATTCTCTTGGTGTATGTCACCGTGTAGAAGGATGTCTCCATACCGACCATCGTCATAGCGAGCCAGGTAATGCGCAAGCATCCGTAGCTCGATACCAGATAAGTCAGCACCAACCATGATGTGACCAGGACTAGCACAGAACAAACGTCTGAAGTTAAGATCACTGGGCACCTGTGCAAGGTTTGGATTACGGTGTGCGCATCTGTGCGTCACTGTTGCAACAGAACAGTGGTGATGTACACGATCCTTTCTGCTTAGCTTGAGCCAAGCATTTTTACCCTCAGACAACATACCGAGCTGCTTCGTAATCTCAAGGCATCGGAAGAACTGAAGGGCTTCTTCAGTGCCAATCTCCTTAAGAACAATCTCGTCGATGGCAGTCTTGCCAGCTTTTGTTTTCTTATCGGGTTTCCAGCCATGCAGGTTCTTCATCACCCAGGCGATGTGGTCTCTACTGGTTGGAGAGAATTCCACGAGCTTTGTACAAGTTGCTCCTTCGACATACCCGAGTGAGCGATTAACTCGTTTCGGAGTAAACTCTCGTCCTGCGACGTAAGGATACCGCTTGCGTAGTACACCTTTAAGATCATCAAGCTCGGTATAGAGAGTTTGTGCAAGTTCCCGTGCAGCATTCTCATCAAAGTACCATCCATAAATCTCTTGCTCTGTTAATATCTGAGCAACTCTGTGCTCTAATTGGACCCATTCAGGTATTTGTGGAAATGTTTCCAAAGTTTTCTAGTTACGTTTACATCTTGGATCATGTAATCTTCCATGTCTTGTGACCACTCTTTCCAGTCAGCTGTCTTACCAAAGGAGCCTTTGTACTCACCTAGGCGGTAACCATAGGCTTCTAGGCTGTGTCTTCCATACAACTGCAGAGGCATGTGTTTCCACTTGCGCTTCTGATCAATGTCTAGAAGATCAGTGTGATAAAGACGGCTAAGCACCAGAGTATCCAGAACCCCGTTAGTCCTTGAAAACCAAGGAAATAACTTACTAATAACAGGGATGTCGTAACCAATGATGTTATGACCCACAATGAGATCTGCGTCTTCAAGAAGCTGAATGCCTTTCGTAATAGGCTGCTGAGTGCCGACATCATTGAAGACATAAGTCTCCCCTGCATTGAGATCATGGATGCCAATACAGTGGATACAGGAAGCATCATTGTATAAACCGTCTGTTTCAATATCAAAGATAAGCGTCATTCCAATGCCGGACAACTCCGGCGACGATAAATAAGTTTGTTATGAAGATTAGTGTGTTAAATAGTAGGTTAAGGCTTAGCAGCTTTATTCGTTGCTGATCCCTGCCATACGTATGTTTTGTCGATGAACTGTGCCTTTTCAACTGCCTCAGGTGTAGGTGGGTTGGGGCGCGTCAGCATTGCTTGCTGATGTGGTGAATCAAAAGTCTGTACTTGGGTCAAACTCTTCTTCTGGTTCAGTTTCATAGAACTTACAAGTGGATAGATCGTATTTCAGTTGGCACGCGACGCCAACCTCGCCTGAATAGCGATTCTTAAGGACTCGCACAGTTGTATCACCTCCAGCAGATGTGCTCTGCTGGTTTCGTTCGAGTGCAATAACTGCGTCAGAGAGCTGTGCAATGGCCGCAGATCCTCGCAACTGTCCCAAAGTGACGCGGGCACCCTCTTCATGGTTTTGGTCACTTGATGTACGTCGTAGATGTGAGACAAGAAATAGTGCGATACCTGTCCGCTCCACGAGAGAACGCAAGCGAGTCATGGTTTGATCAATCATCTTGCGTTCATCACCATCAAGACCACTCAACAGAATGGATAAGTGATCTAGAAAAATGACCTTTGTATCAAGTCCAGATGCCAGGTATTCAATACGGTTGTAAATGATGTCCGGGTCAAACGACCCGAACCCATCGAATAGAAAGAGATTCCAGTTAGCAAGAGTCGCTTGATATGCTTCAGTCAGTGTGTCTCTATCGTGTTCTCCGAGGTGTAGGGATTTACCTACAGCAGCGGACATCAGACCGAGAGCAGTCCGCCTGTTTGATTCCTCAAGAGCAAGGTAACCGACCCGTTCCCCGTTTTGTAGAAATGAAGTCGCAAGCTCCCTGCAGAAAGAGGACTTGCCGATACCTGAGCCTGCAGTAATGCAGACAAGCTCGCCAAGTCGCACTCCGTGTAATAGTCGTTGGAGTCCAGAGAAGGGGTAGTCATGATCTGATGGTGGTGATGGTGTAGTTACTAAATCAAGGAGGTTTTTTCCGTCAACGATCCCATCTGGACGGTAAGGTTTTGCGTCCCAAATAGCGCGACGAACCGCTTCAGAGTCATTGGCAGAGAGGGCGTCTGACGCATCTTTGTAATCACCTTGGAGCGATGCAATCTTGCACTTGCCAGGTGGCAATACGCTTGCTGCTTCCTCCGACGCCTTACGGCCTGCCTCGTCATTGTCGAAGAACAGGACAATCTCCTCATAACCCTGGAGCCAGGGGATAGCCCTTTGGATCGACTTTCTTGCCGCAGCGGCACCGCTAGGTAGAGATACCATCGGCCACCCCGGCATAGCCTCACTACATGAAGCTGCATCGAGTTCCCCTTCGGTGATAACGACTCGTTTTCCAGAGGAGGGAAACAAATGTTGTCCAAAGAGGGTCCCAGGGACTTCTCCTTCATAACTAAATACCTTGTTCTTGGTCTTTACTTTGCAGCCTTTAAGGATTCCAGAGCCGTCGAAATAATGGAAGCGTAGAACGTCTCCGTCTCTGTAGATTTTGTATTGTTGACAGACTTTCTCCGAGATGTTTCGTTTGTTGAGGCGCTCGGCTGTGCCTTTGAGTTGGACATTGGTGGACATCTTATGAGTGTGAACAACTTCTTCGGTATGACCGTAGGTGTTGCATGAAAAGCAAAATGTATGACCATCTGTATACAAAGAATTTGCATCAGATGATCCACATGTCTCACACGGTAAGTGCCTGACGAACTCGCTTTCGCAGCTCTGCGTATGCTCGTGCTTGGGCATCGTGATAGTTAAACCAGTCGTCAACTGCTTGATAGAAACCCTCAATGATTGCGTCTGCAGTAGGAGGGTTCTCGCCTTCTACATCTGCGAGAAAATCTCCAAAGCAGTCAGCGTAGTATTCAGGTGTACCGTATTTCAGGTTAGCCATTCGATAGGGATGGATTGGAATGAACAGTATTGGAAGCCGTGCTTTTCGCACCACTTTGCGTAGGTTGTTTTAGATCCTTTGTAGATCTTGTTATAGGGGGATTGAAAGACGAATCGAATATCAAGGTCAGGATTAGCAGCTTTCACTGCCTTCATCTTCCTGCGATCCTCTTCAGTGAGGTGACCCTTGGTTTCTAGATAGATACCGTTTGGGAGCAGGAAGTCAGGCGTGTAATTACACTGCAAGACATAAGGAACTTTTGTGCTTTCGTATTCGTAGTCAACCCCCAGGTTGGTAAGAAGATCAGCGACCTTCTTTTCCAACCCAGAGCGGAATGCCATCAGAACTCGTCGTCGTCTTCTACCTCAACAGCAGTCGGTGTGACATTTGGTTCACCAACCTTGAAACCTTTAGTCTGCCCAAAGAGAGCTGCCACTTCAGTTTCACCAAGATCGCCTGTATCAACACCTGCAGCACCGTTGACGGAAACAATTTGGAGTCCGACAAGCTTGAGACTTGTACCGTAGGTGACCCCATCACGGAGGATGTAGGGCTTTTGCTTAAAGGCCAACTTAACTGTTGAACCGCTATAGATGGGAGTGGCGTCGTCACTAATTGGCGTTCCCTCTGTATCCACCACGGGCGGACGTGTCTCTTCATTCCAACTGAACTTAACTTTGTACTTACCTTCAGCTACCTCTTCCCAAGGTTCAGGCTTGAGCGTGGAGCGTTTGGGATTCTTCAACTTAGACTCTGCCCATTTGAGAGTCTCCTTACGGTCGTCTTCCAGAACTTCAATCAGCTTCTCATCAACGATTGCACTGAGTGAATAGCCGAACTTGGATGGTTTAAGGATGGCTTGATAACCATCAAGGACAACAGGATTCTGGGTAACGTGAATAGATTGTGCCATTAACAGAAAAAGTAGGTGGATTCAATCACTGACTCGGGCTCTAGGTCGCCAATGATCGGTGGTTCTGTCTCCGCTCCTATTTGTTGAGCGAAGTCGCGGAGGTAGTCGTGCTCTGCAAAGAGGTGCATGTATGTTTCTCGTACGCGAGTGGACAAGATAGACATATCAGTAGCCCTGCACAGTACAGAGTCATGGATAAGAGCAATGGGAGCATCGAACTTCAAGACAGAAAGATGTAACAGGCTGGCATCTAAACTGTGAATGAGGTTTGGGCTAGTTGCATTCTTGTGGTGGTTGAGATCAACCTCATCGGTATCTCCTGTTGCAACTGTCACCTTGCAGCGACCAAGGAGCTGTAACTCCATCGTCTCTACCTGTTTCTTGTTCAGCTTTTGATGCACGACAAACCCTGATGGTGTGATCCACTCAAGTTCTGTCTTGCCATTCTTGATAGCAGTAGCTACTTCTTTCTCGATCCACTCCATCACATCCATAGGTCCGGGTACGACTTGTTTCATCGCATCCCTGACTGCTTTGACTGTGGCAGTTAGATCCTCTTTAGAGATCTCGACACCCTTTTCTTTGAGAGCTTCCCTGATGTACCCACGATTAGAAAACGGTTTAGCATTGTAAGGGACAGTCATAACTACCCTTTTGACCGTTTTCCTGTCCATATAAGGCTTAATGCTTTCAGGACAATGTGGTGTAGCTGTCTCTGCTACGACCTTGTAAGCATCTTGTGGTTTATCACCAGGCAAGACATTAACAAGACGTGCTGTGGACTTATCCCGAGCTAACCCTGCCAGGATCTGTAACCCTGAGCAGGTTGCATCAGTAGCCACCATAAGGCCTGTGAATTGTCTATCAGCTGCGATCACGCAATGATAGAACTCCTCACATGCTGCTAAAAATTGCCATGGTTCGTCGGCTACTTCCCATTCAGGTAATGATCCAATGGGGTCAGTAGCAACGCGCGTGATGAGTGTGAAGTTTGCATACGTCCACTCAAGACGCTCGGCCATCGTGGCCTTATCGAGACCATAGCAAGTAGCTACTTGGAAGGCTAACCAATCCTCTGATTCAGGAGTCATGTACGACTCATCCGCAAACCTCAATAGACTCTTACCGAAGTCAGTGTCTTGAGGTGTGAGGAATGCAGGAATCGGATAAGCTCTTCCACGATAATCGAACGACCATGGAATAAAGAAGCGGCTCACATTCTTGAAACGTGCAACCGCCTCCATAGTCATACGAGTGCGACAGGATTTTTTGAACTCCTGCGCATTGCGATTCATCACCTCTGCTGCTCGTCTCCGATAATCCTTACGACTATCGTAGTTAGTTTCAATGTCAGCAGGTTTAGCAGGCAGCTCGTGATGAATGATAGGTAGGAACTTGCCAACTGAGCGTTCCAGTCTGCTTAGCTCCTCTGCCACACCCACAATGAATGGGTTAAGGCGAAAGGCAACCTTCTGAATCTTGTTCAGAAAAGCGAGTGGCGTCTCCCCCTGTATACGGGTGGGGTTACCCCGCCGCACAAGATCATGACCTCGCATAACCTCATTAAGCAAGTAACCACCTGGATGATCATTAGTCCAGTCGTTAGGTTCGATCAACATTGGCCAAGCCAACGGTGCGAACAGCTCAGAGTCCTGGATAAGTTTCTCCTTGATCTCAAGGAACTCAGGTGTAGGGACAATGTAGTTGTTAGTCTTGCGACCCTCACGTCTGATCTCTTTCGTGAACCAGTTGCTTGTATGAATAATGCAATCAAGCAACCACCCACCAAGCTTCACACGATTAGCTCTGCCCCATCCCTTCCACTCATCGACCTCGTACCTATTCATTAGTGTACGAATGACAACGAGCTTTTGATGCGTACCGCATGAGCGGTGCCAGTAGTTCTTCTTGAGTGCAGCAAGTAACCCAGGAGCACTGCGTTCGTAGTGACGCATCTGACACTCAGCTTCAACAGCTGAACCGATTGCATCACATACTTCAGTGAGTTGATCACTGCCTTCCTTAACACTGAACACCTTGTCGAAGGTGACCTTCAATGCAATGGCTGCAGCAGCGAGTGGCTCCAAGTCTTTGATGTAACACTGGATCTCACGAAATGCTACGCCTGCTTGACCTTTAGTTAGTCGAAGGTTGGTCTCATCTAGGCGTGCAATTAACTTAGGTAGGAGTGCATCCATTGATGCAACGCCATAGACAGTGGCACTGGCGTAACTTTTTTCTTCAAGCTTTCGGGTGTTCTCACGCAACTTGCGCACCCCTTGCTTGATCTGATCTCTTTCAAGCTGTACTTGTTCTTCTATCTGTGCTGGTGTTGCCAATAAGAATCCTCGCTAGAACCGTGTATTTCCTGTGTACGTTAGTGGACACCTGTCATAGCAAGAGAGGTGGAGCCTTTCGACCCCACCTGTAAAGCTATGGACAAGTTAGACGCTTGAACCTGAAACTAGCGCGTCTACCAATTCCGCCACATCCGCGTGGGGATTCCAGCGATTGGACCCATTGAGAATGGGATCGCTTGCCGGATGAAAGGAGTGTACCAGAGCACCCCGTAGACGCGCTTAGATCGCAGTCACAGCCTCAACCAACGCTGAATCTGTGGCCTTGGCATAGCGAAGCGTGGTCTCTATGCGCTTATGTCCAAGCAGATACATAATGGTACGGATTGGTACACCTGCATCAGCCAACCAGGTGGCATAGCTATGACGAAGTGTGTGGAAAACGTAACCATCTGGCTTCGGTAACAAATTGTTGATCTTGCGGAAGTTGCGCAGGAGCTGGTCCTTATCGCGCCACTCATCACCAAAGATCCGCACATGCCCTGATGATTGTGAACAGCGATTATGTAACAATTTGATACATGAATCGTGAATGGGAATCACGCGGACATTGCCTGCCTTGGTTGTGACCTCAGCCTCACCACCGACGGTGATGCGCTTGGTGACCAGATCAATGTCCTTATTCCTGAGCTTGAGGATCTCCCCCTGCCTGAGCCCGTGATAGGCCGCAAACAAGGTGATCTCCGCTAAGTCATCACGCTGTAGAACATTAGTGGACAGGTCAACCAAACGATGAACCTCATCTTTGGTGTAGTACAGGACACGTCCTTCATTCTCCTTGCGTCGTCTGAACTTGGGAGGTGAAGGAATCAATCCGTCGAAGGCACAGTGGTTAAGGACTGTACTGACTGCAGACACAACTCGATTGATCGTCGCGTCGCTTTTACCCGCGTCCTCAAGTTCGATTGCAACTCGGGTGAGGAGAGGCTGATCAATTTTTCGCACAGGGAAAGATAATCCAACTGACGAGGTAAAGTGACCAGCATTGATGAGAGCAGTTTTTCGTCCGTTGCCATGTCTCCAGGTGTGTCGTGTTGAGAGGGTGTAATCAAGAGCTTGTCCCCAAGTCTTAATCTCCATAGAGGATGTCCTCAATTTGTTTGATGAGTGCTTTGCCTTTTGCGTTAAGGCGTAACTGTTGCCGTCGTTTGTTACATGGGTCTTGCTCCTTAATGATTAGATCTAATCCAGGCTTGTTGACCCATGACATGTCGGTGAGCTTGTCAGTACACCGACTGCCCGCAGCAGTAGAGAGTTGAAGGTCCTCTTCTACTGCTTGCTTATGACAGTTGTCGTGGGCAGCTACATAAAAGAACGTAGCTAGTACCTGAGCTGGAACCTCACGATCCAACAGACGTAATAGGTCCATGACCTTTTGCACCCTCTCCATCCGTGGGTTGGTGAGCTGGCGTCTGCAAGGGTCCATTGTTTCGTGGGCGACAGTCCCATTCTAGTCTTATTCTGCCGATGTGGACAAGTGCATCAGTATAGGATTCCTTATCCAAGCCGAGGTAGAAGTTACCAAAGCTGATCAACTGCATAGTCAGGAGTGAGAGGACAGTACGAGCGTATCATCCTGCAGCTGTTCTGCAGTAATCTGCAGCAGCTCCTCCCTATGTGGATGTTGTATAATTTCATCAACCAGTTGTGTAAGTCGCCTTACATATGTAGCTTCACTCATTGATTTCATGTGGAGATAGGTGGTGGATAGATTCGTGGTCAACAACTGTGAACTCAACATCTGGTGTGGACAACAGTTGATTGACCTTTTTCTGGGCTGCTGAGCGTCGTTGATAGACGAACTCAGAAACCTTCTTGGTGTTGATGTCTGAGACACGGATAATGCAACAAACAGAGCTAGGTAATTCCCAACCCGCTACTTTCCAAGACATGATCTCTTCGTATGTATGCGGGATAAAGTTCTCGTCGTCTGCGTCTTTATATTCTTGCCAGTTGTTAGGAAAATACTTGTCTTTCTTACCACTCATCGGATACACGTACGTTAATAAGAGTTGCTTGCTTTTCTTTGGACAACTCAAGAGCAGACCAAGCAGCCTGTTCTGAATTGGGCGCAAGGATGTACCAAGTGCCTGTCGAAAGCGTGATTTCATAGGTTTGCATAGCAACTCCATAGGGTTATAGTGACAACTGCGCTGATGATTGTGAAATCAAAGGCCGCGATACTTAAAGCCAGTGATCAACACACCAGCAGTAATAAACAATCCAAGACCACCAATGATGTCGGTGATAATTTGTGCTTCAGTCATTCAAAAACAAAATAAGTGTCCAGTTGTAGCCAGATCTCATGCTTGGCTTTATCAATAATGCTGATCACCTGTGCATCAGTAAGTGCAGGCTCACTGTTATACAGAGCAGCAGATAAGCCATCATCAAGACACATATCAATAATTACTTGTGCTTTAGCTTTCATTCGCAATCCTCCATCAAGTTAATAAGATCAAAGAAGTCATCCTCTACATCAGGATCATCATCAATGCGCTTCCATTCATTGATGAGCTGTTGCATGTACTCTTCGTCAGTCATCAGTAGTTACGAAAGAAGAATGTCCAACCACCATGCTCAATGGTGCAGAAGTCATAACGCAGTTGGTGATCCCATACTGCCTGCCAATCAATGGCGTGATAGACAATAGAGTCCTGGATAGACTCAACCTCATTCACATACTCCTCAGCAAAGTGACGCTCTGCCCAATACTCATCGTTGTATGAATAGAATGCATCCTCAAATGAACTAACAGTCTCGATGCCGTTGTCCTTAAGTTCTACAAGGAACTCGATGAACTCCTCATGATCCCACTTCTCAGTAAATGATTGCTCATCAAGGTAATCATAAAGAGCTTTCTCATCCTCATTGAGTGCATCATACTCATTGTCTTCGATGTCTCTGTTAGTCACAGGTGTAATACCGCGTGCATTGAGTAGTTCTGTGTAGAAGTCCACGTAGCGTGCCTTGCCATTGTCGGATACATAGCCAGCGTCCTTGATTAAATCAGTGCGTGTCAGCTCCCCACGCTCAATCAATGCTTTTCGCTCATCAACATAATCAACAAGCGATTGCCCAGTGAGAACAATAGGAATGGTGGTGGTCATAGTTAAAGCCCGATGAGTGTGAATCACGAAGTGTGAACACCTCGTGTGAAAGAATTGCAGTTAGTCAACTGCGAGGATATCAATATACGCATGTGGATACATGTCGCAATAGAATTCCAATAGTTCCTCAGCATCTGAATAGGTGGGCACATTGTCTAGGTATTCCCAGTTGCCATCATCATTGATGCGTGCAATGCAGTACATTAAGCAACCTCCATACCTTGTGATTCCATCTCATCCATCATTGCTTGATGAAAGAGGTGAGGACATATACGCTCACTGAGTAGCATCCTTGCAGCATTGCGTGCTACTACATAGTCACCATAATCATGCAATTCATCCTTGCTGATCATCTCATCGACATCATCTCGATTGAATGACACGATGTTGTTAGCAGCAGAGAAATCAATACGCTTTGCTTTCTTCTTTTTCTTAGACATTAAACGAACTCCATTGCAGGTAAGGTTTGGATAGCAACGCTGTCTTGCATGAATGCGTCTTTGTACTTACGCGCTACATACAACACATCATCGAAGTAGTTAGTACACACTGAGACACACTTGGTATCCTCGTGCTCACTCTTCCATACACCATCAACATTAGAGATAGTGTAACCATCAAACACAGTATCTAACACATTGATGAACTGTTCCCAGTCACGGTTAGTTACTACGTCACCATTGGGTATGTTACGACCCATGAATAGCTGATAGGTTTGCATTAGTTCTCCTTGATGTAGTTGTCCAGATAATCCTCAACCTCACTGTTGATGGTGATGTAATCCTCAACATCAGCTAGGTCATAGAACAAGTCACCATCTTGATCACCAAATGGATCAATCAATGCATACGCAAGCTCACCATCGTCAATGAGTTCACGTAGGTCATAGCTTGTGCATTCCAGTACAGCATCACGCAGTACAGAGAATGGAAGGCAGGTTGTTGTCATGTATTATCTCCTAGTGTACAGGTCAGAACTGAATGGTTTCAGTAGTGGGCTCAGGCTTGTTGGACTTGGTGAAGCTATCGACAATCATGTCGAGTACATTCAACAACTCATTGCCAGTCTTGGCACGACCAATCAAACCAGTAGCAATCTTGCGGTCAAGAGTGATAGACATAAGTAA